TGACGGTAGCATACATCACAACACACAATCTGTCTATATAAAGCTACTAAAGGACAGAGGTGTGGTGTTGGACTGGATAGCTGCTCCCCGCGAGCCGGAGGGGGAGTAATTACTTACTAGGAGAATTGTATGAAGATCAAGGTGACAGTATTTCGGCGCCCCAACATGCTCAAAGTGAATGAAAACCTATACAATATGTTGGGGTTTGGTGAGCTTAAAAACTTGTTTACAATCGAGGGCTACCGGGCAGAGGGAAAAACACTCACACTGCTCTACCCTGAACGGTTCCTCAATATTATTGAAGAACGTGCCCTACTCTCCCGTTGTGAGAAGGCTGGGTATTCCTCTGTGGACATCACTACAAGCAGTGTGTACATTATCCAGTGTTGCACAAGAGACGACGTAGGTATTGTACAAGATGAGAGTATTCCAGAGGGGAGTCAGTTTAAACTCTCGAATGACTATTCAGGTATGCCGGATGATAGTGGCCTTGGTGTNCTATNCTAATAGGGAAGTAATGAAGAATCTAAAGTGTGAGGAATGTACATGAAAAGAGCTACACGTAACCANCTAGCAAATGTGGGCAACAAGTATCAAGGCAGTGCCAAGAAAGTGCTGTGTGTCTGCTCAGCTGGACTCCTTCGTTCACCGACAACAGCCAATGTGCTGCACGCAGAGTTTGGTTTCAACACCCGTGCTTGTGGGCATAGTCAGGAGTATGCCCTCATACCAATAACTGAGGCCCTTATTGCTTGGGCAGATGAGGTGGTGTTTGTCAACCAAGAGAACCTTGACCAAGTTGGTGAGGAAGCTTGGGTCACCATTGCCTCTTACCAATGTCAAGTAACCGTACTGGCTATTCCGGATGAGCATAGCTGGAATGACCCAGCACTTCGTGAAATCATTAAAGAGCAATACCTTAGCCACAGCGGCTAGAGTATTGGGGTGGGAAAGGCAAGAGTTTTTTCTAGAAAATAATTTGGAGAGTCAAGTTGGCGCAAGTAAAGAGTATTGAAACAGATAAGCAAGCACTGTCAGAAATCGTAGTGTTCAATGGGAAATATGCAAAATTCCTTAAAGAAAAGGGTCGTCGGGAGAACTACCTAGAGATTGTTACCCGCAACAAAGAGATGCATCAACGTAAATACCCCAAGCTGCATGACCAGATCAACGCTGTCTACTCCCAGTTTGTGGAGACTAAGCGTGTACTGCCATCCATGCGGAGCTTGCAGTTTGGGGGCCGGCCTATCGAGCTGGCACACAATCGCATCTTCAACTGTGCATACATGCCAGCAGAGGACTACCACTTCTTCCCAGAGCTGATGTTCCTCCTACTTGGTGGCACAGGTATGGGCTACTCAGTGCAAGGGCGACACGTTGGTCAGCTGCCTGTAGTGGTAGAGCCATCGTCCCGTAACTACCACAAGTTCCAAGTTCAAGATAGTATTGTGGGTTGGTCTGATGCCATTAAGGTTGTGTCTAAAGCCTTTCTTACTGGCGGTGCCCTTCCTGTGTTCGACTATCGGGATGTACGTGAGAAGGGGTCAGAGCTTGTCACCACAGGTGGTTTAGCCCCGGGCCCAGCACCACTACGGACTTGTGTGGAAAAGCTCGCTAAGCTCTTCTCTGGAGCTGTAGGGCGTCAACTAATGCCCATTGAGGTGCATGACGCTGCTTGTATCATTGCTGATGCTGTATTGGCTGGTGGTATCCGACGGGCTGCTATGATTGCCTTGTTCGACCGCTGGGATGAGGACATGATTACGTGCAAGTCTGGGGAGTGGTGGAAGACACACCCACACCGTGGTCGTGCCAATAACAGTGCTGTGCTGGTGCGGGGAGAAGTGACAGTAGAAGAGTTCTACACCTTGATGCGNCGTGTTGAGGAGAGCGGCTGTGGTGAGCCCGGGGTCTACTGGAACAACGATGCTGATTGGGGAACGAATCCCTGTTGCGAGATTGCACTAGAACCCTATCAGATGTGCAACCTCACAGAGATTAACGCCTCTATGGTTAAGGGTCAGGAGGACTTCAATGAGGTTAGTGCTGCTGGTGCATTCATCGGCACCTTGCAGGCAGGGTATACAGATTTCCACTACCTGAATCCCAAGTGGCGTGAAACGTGTGAACGGGGCGCATTGCTCGGTGTTAGTATGACAGGCATTGCCTCCAACACTGTCACTGAGCTTAACATGACGGAGGCCGCTAGTGAGGCCAAACGAACCAACGAAGTGTACAGCAAAGCCATCGGCATTAACCCAGCTGAGCGTATTACTACAGTTAAGCCTGCTGGCACCACTAGTCTTGTTCTTGGTTGTTCTAGTGGCATTCACGCTTGGCATAACGATTATTACATTCGTCGCATGCGAGCTGGTAAGGACGAAGAGCTGGCCCAGTATATGATGAGAGTAGCACCTGCACTGGTAGAGCAGGATGTTATGGTAGAACATCAGGTGGTGTTGTCGTTCCCACAGAAGGCCCCAGACGGAGCTTGTGTTCGTACTGAGTCCATCTTTAATCTGCTGGAGCGAGTCAAGCAGGTTAGTGTAGAGTGGGTTGATGCTGGCCACAGCAAGGGCAGTAATCGTCACAACGTATCCTGCACCATTAGTGTNAAGGACAATGAGTGGTCTGGCTTGGTTGAGTGGATGTGGGTCAACCGGGATCACTATAACGGCATTAGTGTGTTGCCCTACTATGGTAGTGAGGCCTACCCACAGTTGCCCTTTGAAGACTGTACTAAGGAGGTGTATGAGTCAATGCTCCCTCACCTATCAGCAATCAACATTGACGAAGTGTTCGAAGCTGACGGGAAGGCAATCAACTTGGCAGCGGAGCTTGCTTGTGCAGGAGGCTTCTGTGAGCTGGCCTGACATGAAGTTCCCACCAATCAATCTATGGAGTGCCCCTAAGCGGGGCTAAGGTGATGAGAAACATAAGTAATGGAATACAACTGATGTCATCAATAGGATGGGGAATAGTTGGGCTACAGCTCTTCTTCATTGCCATCCTTATTATTGACCTTTTAATCTAGGCAAAAAGAAGCCCCCTTGGGTTAGAGCTTAACGGCTCTTCTCCTTGGGGGCTTTTTTCGTTTCTATTTCTCTAACCTTGCTTCCAGCTTACCCACCGAAGTGTTCAGCTTATTCACCGCGTCAACAACTTTCTCCAAGGCCTCTACTGTCTTTCTCTGTGACTGCTCGGCCTGAGTCAGTTTCACCTCTATCACTTGCACTTGACCTGCAAGCCCAGCACTGCGCTCTACAGCGTCCTTAACATCTTGGACATCCCCATAGAGTATACCACCACCAAACGTAAGACTGACAACTGTGATGACTGGCTGAGCCCATGTCAACACATTATCCATAGACACTATTTCTTCCCGAAGAGGGCAGTGGCTTTCTTATACCCGAAGGATGCAGCAAACACAACCCCCACTAGGTACCTATACCATTCTGGGCATGCCTCAAGTACAGCGAATCCGTTCGCAATGTAAACCTCCATACCCGGCATAAATGCAAGCACCAATGGTATAGAGATTATGATGGTAAGCCACTCGTCTTTCCAGCTACTCTTGCTGGCCTCAGCTTGCACTACATCCCAGTTGGCTTCATAGGTGAGAGCTTTCACTTCTCGGTCTACCTTAGCCTCTGCTATCTTCTGCTTGCCGTTAATCCAAGTGGACACTACAGCACCAATAGGTGCCACTATCTGTGAAATGATTCCAAGCACTACTCCCCCTACTGCCACTCATCAGTGGCCATCTGTTTTGATAGTCTTGTAGCCCTGTTGCCTACTTGCCTCGCCCACTTTGAGTNTAGCATCTCGACAGAAGCCTTCTCGTACATACCCAGCTCTACAAGCTTAAGTGTGTTCTTGAAGGCCAACAAGCCACCTACACCGAGGTTAAAGGCCATGTTCAATAGTACCCCACGCCTTGCCTCACTCAAGCTGTTGTAGAAGCTTACACGAGCTTCTAGCTCTGCCTCCTTCTCAGCTATATCGTTAGCTAGGAGGAAGTCCATCTCAACATCTGTAAGTCTCCCCCCTTTCCGCTTATCAATAAGCCGGCCTACACCAATAGTCAAATACCCCTCACTATCAGTATAAGCATGATCTACAACCCCCTCATCACGACGGAGTTGTTTGGTCATCAGCTCTCTCATTCAGTCTCCTCCTTCTTTGCTGCTTCCGGCTCCTCAAACAGTGTTGAAAAGTTCTGCTCGTAGATTGCCTTGTAGTCTGTTGACCCAGACAGGTGGGCTGCTGTACGGATGATTCGATTCAGCACAGGGCTAATCTTTTCATTCAACTCAGCTGCTCGGCTACGCGTAAACGAATCCTTAACGCCCGGGTTAGCAGAGAACACTACACCACTACCAATGAACTTGGGAGTGATAAGGCTGGCCGTAGGCTTCTGATTCTTAATGCCCGGCACAGAAGTCTTACCTTGGTAGGTGATGTTAGCAGTACCACCAGCTTTGGTTCTTTCCCACTCAACCTTAATCAGTGGAAGCACTACGTTGTTATACTCAAACTCTAACACTTCACCAGCTTTGGATGCAGCTACAGGATCAGCAAACCCACCCTGCTTGACCACAAACTTACCAACGCTAGGCTTAGACAGCAAGTCCATAACATTGTTGTAGGAGGCAGGACTGGTTGCTGTTGGGCTGTACACATCAATACCACGGAGGATGTTAGTCAGATGACTCTGCACCTCTAAGGTGGTGTTCTCTACCTCTACAGCAGAGCCAGTGTTAATCTTAGAGATGGAATCATCCAACAACTTAGCGTAGGTCTTAAACCCCTTCTTGCCATCGTCTGTGTCTGGGAGTGGGTCGAGGGGCTTAGTCTCCACGTTCATGCCATTCTCAACAAAGTCAATAACTAGATTGTTGGCTTGAGTCAGTGTGAGGATGTCTGAGTTGGGAAACACATTGCTACTGGAGACTATCCGTGAAGTTTTCTCATT